CTCAAATCTTTTTGCTTGTGCGTGATAGGCCGCACAAGATTTTTCAGGGTCAGGATAGCTCTGACTGTATCCCGCTTTGTTTTGCGACACTGAGTCTCGCAATTCATCTTAAAGGTGGGGGAACGACGGGTCCAACTACTAGTACCCGTTCGTGTTGCCAACAACTGATTACCTGGTTGTTGGAGCTTTGATCTCGCTGATAGGGAATCAAATAGCGTTTGAAAACGCGACGGTTAAGACCTGCACTGGATGCAGAGAAGTCGGCTACTAAGCCAGCAGTGATGCTATCCATTTGAAAAGCTGCCCGAGGCAAATATGGTCATGTTTGAACCATATCTTTCTGCCGCTTGGGCGGATCTGTTACAAAAATGAATGAATCTTATATCCTTTCCAGTGTGCAGGGTCGCACGTCACCGACCCATGGCGAATTAGCACGCGAATTGCTATACAAAGCTGATACTATGAGACAATTGTCGGAAGCTCGCCGACGTTACAAAACATTTCTACACTCGTTATCAGCCTACTCATCAGACGAACAAATCGTTAAATTGTGCGAAGTCCCAGTTTATCAAATTACACTAGCCGAACAGTATCAACGTCAGTTTGATCTGGAATTTGAAGAGGCTTCAAGACCAGCGCGTGATCCATCAGTTTCGTCTGTATCTCGCTTGCAACTCGGTTTGACTAACAGGTTCAGTCAACTGAGTGATTTAGAGGAGGAAAAAAATTATGCACCACCTCTTTATCCACTATTTCCTGTGAATGTACCTCGGGCTCCCGCGCCCGGGCCTATCCCACCTGCTGTTGAGCTTAAACGTGAGGATAAGTTCCTAGAGGCCGTAATATTCAAGCGCCGCAACTTGAAGAGAGTCGTTGCAGCGAGTCGAAGTGTCAATTGGATTACGTCCTCGGAGCTTGAAGCTCAAATAGCTAAGATGCGATCAAATCGTGTTAATCGCCCTGACCCAGAACATCCTTTTTTTGGCCCTCGTATTAATCCGAACAATCCTTATTTAAGTCCGGAATTAGATGAGTCGCGCCCGAGTGAGAGACTGTTAGGCAACCGTGACAGGCGTGTCATAGTTGTTCGTGACTGGGCGGAGTATGAATTCACGTTGCTCGATTTCTTAGGGTATTGGAATGCTACGCCTTTCAGTTCCAATTCCTCTTTCCCTTTTGCTAGACACTACGGTTTTCACTTCGTGGGGCGAGTGATGACCGTTAGATTACCTTCCAGTTTGGTTGATGAGATGAAAGATTGGTGGTCTGCCCGAGATCGAGATGTCAAAGGCGAGAACTACCAGTTGAGCGTTGCGCGGTGCAAAGTTTTGACGTCTGAGTTAGATCTCAGCGCCTATGAGCTTGGTACTGCGAATCTTTATGCGCCAGCTATTGCTTTCATCAATTCTTGGGATGAACAACAAAATGTGTCTCGAGTAGTCTCGCGTAGTTATTTCGCCAGTAGTTTGTCTGCCACTTATAAGAAAATATGTTTATCTCTGAAGTCCAAATGGGCAAAATGGGGATTTATCTGTAGTGCCTTCTTATCTTATGCAGCAGTCAGCTATTGGCTTTTCAAACTTCGCATCAAATCTGAGTCAACTCTTTTAGAGCTATTTCAAAGAATATTACGCACTGTTAGACAGATAATGCTTGCTAACTTTACTATTTTAAGTGCACAGTATCTGAGATTGTAATATGACTAGCAAGTTCCATAGCCTCATTAACTGCGTTAAGTTGCCAGCACCCAAGATAATAAAAGACCGGTCGTCGCTAAGGCGCGACTGCGTTCGGGTGCTGCCTCATCTCGCCAAGAAAACTGACTACACTTGCAAAGGCTCTATTTCTCAGTTAGCTTTTTCTAGTGGGGGATACAAACCTAATGGCTTTGCTAGCAACGCGCACAATGAACTTCAAGCGTTGCAAGCTCGTGTTTTGAAAGCCACACCTGTGCCTAATGAATCACTTAGTGTGTGTGTTAATTGGGCAAAGAAAAATCATCGCCACCTATTTCCTAATATACATAATATCAAGTCTGTTCCTTTTTTCGAGTATTTGTTGAGGTCTAATGCTACGCCTAGTGTTAAGCGAGTGCTTCAGAAAACTTTCGACCAATTAAATCACGATGGTTACGATGAAACTTCCAATTTGTCTAAGTCCAAACTGTACCAATGGACGAAGCGGTCGTCTTTTGTCAAAATCGAAAATGATTTGTATTCTTCTATTTTAGGTCGCAAGAATAAAGCACCGCGATTGATTCAAGGAGCACAACCAGAGTTCATTGTACTTGTAGGCCCATGGATTATGGCCCTGCAAGATGCAATTAAAGGAAAGTGGACAACCAAAAGCCCATTGTGTTTTACCAGCGGCGTTACAGCTGAAGCCGCTGGATCGTACATATCTGATTTCGTGGGTGAATGGTTGGAAGATGACATAGGATCCTTCGACTCATCGGTTGACGTACAGTGGTGCGAATACGAAGCCTGGTTGTGCACCAAGTTTCGTGCGCCTAAAGCTGTCGTCGATTTGATTCGAGCTAATATACATACTCATGGCACAACGCATCATGGTTGGAAATATAAGTGTGAAGGGACTCGCAAGAGCGGCGACCCCTACACATCTTTGTTTAACTCCGTAATCAATGGATTGTGCCATCTTTACCTTTTTTGCACTTGGGAAAACGTAACTGTCAAATCAGTGCGTGAGCGTAAGCTGATTAAGATGTTATTACAAGGGGATGATAATCTCCTTCGGCACCCTTTCGGCAAGCGTTACCCTTGGGTTGAGGGCATGCGGGGGTTGGGCTTTGATAGCGAAGCAATTTATCGAAATCATTATTTTGAAGCTGAGTTCTGTTCGAGTCGACTTTATAAAGTAGATAATGGAGACTACGTGTTTGGACCTAAGCCTGGACGGGTCTTAGCTAAATATGGTTACATCATAAACCCGCCACCTAATGTGAATACTAATTCTTTGCTCCGCGGAGTAGCACTTGGTCTTAAACGTGCGGTTTCATTTATCCCACCATTGAAATCAGTCACTGATCGTACCTTGCAACTTACTGAAGGCTATGACGCGGTTTATATGCAAAAAAGATTCACCCCTTTCGATTCCTCTTTACCCATAAAACGCGTCCACAAATTAAGTGTGGACGTGTATCTCAGTCTCAACCACCATTATGATTGGGACTACTCCAAGCAATCAAGTTTTGCTAATACACTTGATACGCTCGTTCTTGGAGATGAACTACCTTATCTTAGTCGTTTATTGTTAGACAAAGATACCGGTGGACCCCAGGACATTTTTGGCCTGTGGTTACCACCGGCATTGGTAGTACCTGTAGCAGCATAGAGCTGGACTAGAAGCCAAGCAGTTTATCTGCCGGTGCACTACCGCAAAGCGGGGCGAATTTTAAAGGAGACGCCACCCGAGCCGTGTTGCTCTTTTGGTTGACACACTTGCGCTTTGGTAGCATTTCAGCATTTTGCTGTTTGCTCCGAAGTTGTAATGCAGCCAAGGACGGTCACAAGCCCGTGTAAATGCAGAGTGTCAACCTTCAACCCACACATCAACGTCGAGAGAGCATCCATAGATCGAGAATAGGAATTCGCAACTCCTTTATTGTGCCCTCGGGTTCCTCGATTGATGATGTGTGGAAGACTGCTCGTAGAGCAAGTGTTAAGTCATTTCATTTAAAATGACACTAATCATGCTCCGAAAGGAGAGGCCACGCTGTAGTACGCAAGTAACCCCGAAACCCTAACCTCTCAACAGATGTTGAGCCTTGTATTGTCAAGTGGAAGAAATTGCCTGGAACACGACCAAGCAGTCTCTCGTAGCACCACGACGCATTTACTGGCCGAACTATGTTCAAGTTAGCTGTGTTAATTCGGGTGTTGAAGATAGGAAACAGCGGGCTGTTTAGCCCAACATGACGCGTAAAAACAAAACAAAAAAAATCGAATCCATTCACATTAAAACAAAAACTGTAAAGAAGAGAACACCTACAAAGAAAAAACAAGTCACCTTCACGCGCGTGGAAGCTTCGGCACCTGGAAATACTTCACTCGTGTCTAAAGCCCCTCGCGTGCGTCTTCGTAGAGTTAAAGTAACAACACCTTTTGATCAGTATGTGAAAGCACTAAATGATCCGTTCATGGTAGTTCCTCCCCCCGTTGGCTACGGGACCATGATACCAACCATTGTTAGTACGGCGTTTGCTCGCGTGAACGTCCCAGTCGGCAGCACGGCTAGTGCAGTCATACTTATTGCACAATTAAATACAGGAATAATGGTCACGCGATATGAAGTTGCCACAGTGAATTATGGTACCGCTATAGCTGGTTATGCGATTACTAACACTGCGGCAGCTAATGCCAGCGTCATTGCCGCTTCCGGTAATCAGGCTCGTAAGCTTGCAGGTGGTTTGCGAGCCATGATGCGTTCTAATATCAATGGATTACCACCTACTGTGTATTCTGGGTTGATTGCAGACACGTATACCAATATCATCAACTTGTCTGTCAATGGTCTTCTCAATTTAGACTCATTGCAACTTGTACCAACACCAACGAATGAAGAAGGCTGTCAGGTTCTGTGGAGACCTGAAGACTTTACTGATTTCCAATTCTCATCTACTGCCTTGAGCACTGGCGTATCTCTGTCCGCAGAAACTTATTTAGTTACCATGTTTCTCGGCCTCACGCCTGCATCTGGATATAATCAGATATCTTATGATACCATATTGCACCTTGAACTTGAACCAGGTGCGACTAATGGGACTGAGACGCCTGATTCAGTTGCTACCACTGCCAAGACAGACTTGGAAGGGATGATGCGTTCAGCATCCAAACTTTTAGCCCCAGCCATGAGTCAGATAACTAATGTGCTGACTACTCTTGTTACTGCGGGCATGACTAGTTTTGCTCGAGAAGCTTTTCGTATTCAACGACGGGCAGCAATACGCGATACCTCGACTACGTGTGATGACAAGACTACGACCGATGATCCTGTCGTCGTCACTAACACGTCTTCTACGCCGTTGTATGTAGCTGTTGTACCACCGCCGTCAAATCCTTCTCAAGCTTTTGATAGCTCCTCATCCCCCCCTTCTTTATTGCCAATTCATTCTGCTGTTGTTCCTAAACCTCCAGAACACTCAATTACTCATGGTTTTGATTCAGATCTATTACAAAAAATCTCACTTATCAAGAACATGACTGTGGCGGATCTCAAAGCATTGTTGTCTGACGATGCTGTCGTAGTAGATCCTCCAGCTTTAGCTCAATGAGCCAACTTTGAGCGCTTGAGAACCGCTCATAAATTTTTTCCTCTCACAAGGCCTGTCGATTCTGGACATTCCCTTAGTAACCACTTAAGAAAGTCTTTGACCCTTTGTTCGCACAAACAATTGAACTATACAAATTAACTTCCTTCAAGGTTCGCCCTTGCCGTCTAATAAATTGGAAGCGTGCAGCACATATAATTAG